GAACTATCATGTATCCACCAAAAGTATATAATGAAGAGAATATAGATTTCACTAATCTATCAATGGCAATTCACTTTGTATTAAATCAAAAGGGAATTTTGTCAAATCCATTTAATGTAAGAACATTTGAAATTGCCTCCAGACCACTAAGCAATGACTATTTGCTTAATCCAATAAAAACAAAGTTTGGTAACAGTGTCTATACCTACACAGATGACGGAACAGTCTTTGATGGTAAAGAGCAGAATCCAGTATACATATATAAGAAAACAAGCCCATATCTGTACTTAACCGATGACTCAGGAATTAAAGTTGTAAAGCATCTAGAGGATAAGGAGTTCTTGGCATCTATTGCAATAAATCCATCCGCATCAAATAATTTCAATGTTGCAGCAATGCAGATATGGATAAAGCATGACTTTTCAGAATTTTCACAATCAGACATTCCAATATTTGAAATTGTAAACGTAAACAATACTATTGAGATCATGCTTACGTCAATTGATAATGGAAGTAGGGCACAGATATATGCAAGAGATAAGGATACACTTGCGCCAATTACATATATCTCTTTCTATCAGAATGGAATCTATGTAAATCTTCCAACAATAAGGATGGGTGATTGGTCTTGCTTGGGTATGCTCTTCCAAGAATCACTTGAGTTTACAAACTTTGTTGGAAAGATTAATCTTTTTGGTAGAACATACTTTAATAATATATCTTATTACTTGGAAGAAAGTATTGGAAAAAAAGTTGGGATTGTTGCAAGAAACTGGGGGCAGGTATATGAAGATCCTCCAACGACCTATGACTGGCAGCATTGGAGAGATAGTGGAACTTGGAGAGATGTATACGTTCTTGATCAAACAACCACATATATTCTTACCCCAGAAAACATTTATCAATCATATCTCGGCACGAACAGGGAGGTAATTGATGATGAAGGTGGAGTTTATATAGGATCTTATGGATTCTCTGCCTACTCTGATACCGTTTGGTCACAGGATACAAGGAAACCTGCATAATCTGGTACAATAGTGGTTATGAGTAATACAAAAACCCCAAAAATTGGTAAAACTAAGATAACGCATATAGATAAAGGCTCTGGTCAAAGGAATATGTTTGGCTACGAATGGGGGCTTTATTTCTGGAGGCTTCCAAGTGGAAGATTATTTAAGGATAATGAAGGGAGACTTCTCAATATTCCCTCCGTAAAAGGAGATATTGGTCAAATGTCAAAGATTCGTCAAGCAGCCACAACATATGGTCAACCAGAGGGTGAAGCGTGGTTCTATGCTGGTGCAAACAGGTCTACAGATGAAGAGTATGCTGAACAACTTGATCGTCTTGACCAAGGATTGATTCCATCAATGAATGATCTTGGTGCAGTTGATGCTGCAAAGAAGACTGCCGCATTATATGGGAATGCTGAATAATGTCTGAACTCCTTATTGATGCAAAGTTAGCCGATTCAATCATTGAGAATGAATTTCTAAACTCAGATCCATTTAACAAGAGTTGGGAGTCACTTATTGGTTTTAACGGAATAGATAAAAACTTTAAGCGCAGAGTTGCTCGTACTGAAAAAGCAAACACGACAATCAATAATGTTCCTCGTCAAGCAGACGGTCAAATCTCTGAAAGATACTTATCTGAAGCAAATGCAATTGGTCAGTCAGAAAGTGGAGATGCAAACTCAAAGAAAATTAATCCTGGGCAGGTATATAGAAATGGATACGGAATCTTTGACCTAATCACCCCGCCATACAACTTATATGAACTTTCATCCTATTACGACACCTCGTTTGCCAATCATGCGGCAGTAGATACAAAAGTATCAAATACAGTCAGTCTTGGCTATAAGTTTGACATGACAACAGAGACATTGCTTAGACTAGAGGCCACATCAAGTGAATCTGCAAAGAAAAAAGCCAAAAAACGTATTGAGCAATTAAAAATTGAGTTGGCTGATTGGATAGAAAGTTGCAACGATGATGATAGTTTAACAAAAACTCTTGAAAAAGTAGTTACAGATATGCAAGCAACTGGAAACGGTTATATTGAAATCGGTAGAACGGTGGTTGGCGATATTGGATACGTTGGTCACATACCTTCAACAACAATGCGTGTCCGTCGTCTTCATGATGGATATATTCAAATCATTGCAGGAACTATTACATATTTTAGAAATTTTGGTGCTACCAACCCAAACCCAGTTACAACTGACAATAGACCTAACGAGGTAATTCACCTCAAAGAATATTCTCCACTCAATACGTTCTACGGTGTTCCAGATATTATTGCTGCAATGACTTCTCTTCGTGGAGATCAGATGGCTGCTCAGTATAATATTGACTACTTTGAGAACAAGGCTGTTCCACGATACATCATTACTGTTAAGGGTGCTAAGTTGACTGCGGAAGCAGAAGATAAGTTATTCCGATTCTTCCAAACTGGACTTAAAGGTCAATCACACAGAACACTTTACATTCCACTTCCTGGTGATAGCGAGGGAAGCAAGATAGAGTTTGATATGCATCCCGTAGAGAATGGTGTACAAGAAGCATCATTCAGCGACTATCGCTTGCGTAATCGTGACGACATCCTTATGGCGCATCAAGTTCCTTTATCTAAACTAGGTGGTACTGGTTCGGGTGGTCTTGCTGCGGCAATGAGTCAAGATAGAACGTTTAGAGATCAAGTCGCAAAGCCACTACAAGAGTATGTTGAGAAGGCTGTAAACAAGATCATTAGAGAGAAAACAGACATCATTAAACTCTGTTTTAATCAACTCAGTCTTACTGATGAAATTGCAGACTCTCAGATTAATGAAAGATATGTAAAGAATCAAGTTCTTACTCCAAACGAGGTTCGTGAAAAGATTGGATATCCGCAAAGAGATGGTGGAGATGTTCCTCTTGAGTTAAACCCAAGACAAGCAGCAGATGCTAAAGGAAATATGGCGGGGAGTAAAACAAGAGACACAGAAAGATCAAATAATCAGTCTGATGGTGCTGCTGCGGTAACAGGAAGAAACCCTAAGGGTGAAGGAGCAAAGACATCATAACGAAATCGTTATAAAATGATGTTATAATTACAATAGTCATGATTAAATTCCAAGAAACTAAAACAGCAATCAGTGGCAACCACCTTAACTTTTCTACTCCTATTTCTAAGATAGATGTAGAAAAAAGAATGGTACATGGTTTTGCAACACTGGACAATCTTGATAGACAAGGTGACGTTGTTCCACTTGAAGCATCAATAAAAGCCTTTGAGTCTTTTAGAGGAAACATAAGAGAGATGCATCAACCAATTTCTGTCGGCAAGGTAGTTTCTTTTAAAGAAGAAACATATTTTGATGCAGAAAGCAATAAATCCTACAATGGAATCTATGTATCCGCTTATGTAAGCAAGGGTGCTCAAGACACATGGGAAAAGGTACTTGATGGAACGCTTAGTGCATTTTCAATAGGTGGAGAAGTTCATGACTCAGAAGATGTTTTTGACGAAGAGTTAAATAAAAAATACCAAGTAATTAAAGAGTATTCCCTTAGCGAACTTTCTTTAGTTGACAATCCAGCAAATCAATTCGCTAACGTTATTAGTATTGAGAAGGGTCAAGGAACAGGATACCTAATGAAAGCAACAATTGAAAATGTATTTTGGTGCAGAAAAGATGATGTTATTCAAATGTCATATGGAGCAAATAAGGCTTGCCCTCAATGCGACAAGGCTATGTCAAACATTGGTTTTGTAGAAAGCAATGATTCAGAAAAAACATCAGTAATAAAAGAAATAATCACTAATACAAAGAAAACCATAATTCAAAAGAATATTGACATTGATTCATACGTTAAGTTTGATGATAGTTATGGAAGAGTAATTGACTTAGTGTTTAAGGGTGGAGCAAGGCTTTCGTCTGAAGAAGTTGCTGTTATGGCAAAAACAGACGATCCAGTTGTGATAATAAAATTATACTCACAAAAAGACGGTATAATTATACCAACAAATCGTCGCGTTATTAAGAATATTTCATTAGTAGAAACAGTTAATGCGATTAGTAAATCAGAGGTAAAGGAGGTAAGCAAGATGAATTCAGATATTATCGTTGTAGATGAGATCGAAAAGTCAATGAGTGAAGAGCAAATCAATCCACCAATGGAGGACGCAATTCCTGTCACTATGGTTGACACGCAAAAGGCTATTGAGATCGAAGTCACAGAAGAAGACGAAGAAGACTCAGAAGATGAAATGGCAGAAAAAGCCTATTCAGGAGCCGAAGAAGAAAAGGGCGACATGAGTGATGAGGCAAAGAAAGCCATTTCACCATCAGTAGTCAGTGAAGAAGATGTTAATGCTACAACCAAAATGATTGACACCATTAACGATCATCTTACATCTGCACTTTCTACTCTTGCTGAAACAGTAAAGGCTCTTGATGCTAAGATTGAAGGCATTAACAAGGCAATTGCTGGAGTCAGCAATGAGGTAAGTGAAGTGAAAGATAGTTTTGGAAAGCGCGTGGACGCTGTGGAAAAGGACACTGCTTTCCGTAAGTCTGCTGATCTTGGCGAGATCTTGCAGGAACAACCAATAGTGGTTAAAAAATCACTGTGGGGCGGCAGTTTCCTCAAAAATGCCGATCTATTTAAATAAAACAGAAAGAAATTCAGGAGGTGAAACACAATGACACAAGAAATTATTAAGAACCAACCAAGTGATACAGGAGAGTACGGTGATCCAAACCCAGGTTTATACCAAGGTCAAGGAGCACTTGCCGCAGGAGGTATTGGTACTGTGGAAGACCCAAGTGTTGGTGTATTGGGAAACATCCCAAACGCAAATTATGGTGACACAACAGGCCCAAACGCAGTTAATCCAGTAGGAGCACCTGGTGGTATTCTCAACCCAGAACAAGCACGTCGATTCATCGACTATGTTTGGGATGCAACAGTTCTCGCCCAAGACGGTCGTAGAGTTACAATGCGTGCAAACACGATTGAACTTGAAAAGGTCAACGTAGGTGAGCGTGTTATCCGTTCAGCAGCACAGGCACTTGGTGAATACACCAATGCTGGTGCAACATTCACAAAGGTTGAACTTACTACAAAGAAGATTCGTCTTGACTGGGAGGTTTCAACTGAGGCACTTGAAGATAACATCGAAGGTGCAGCACTTGAAGACCATCTAGTTCGTTTGATGACAAACTCATTCGGTAACGACCTTGAGGATCTTGCCATCAACGGTACTGGAGGAATGGACCCATTCCTTGGTATCATGAACGGTTTCGTAAATCAGGCAACTGATGGAGATTCACACGAAGCAGTCGTTGATACAACAGGAGGATGGACACCTGAGGTAATGCAGGAGATCATTTATGCTCTCCCACGCAAGTACCGTGCTATCAAGTCAGGACT